ATGTTGGATCAATTAAAGCACCTTGTAAACCTATATAAAACTTGTCGCCACCCTCATAAGGTTCTAGTTCCATTTTTGCCCTTGCTTCGTTTGGTGTCATTACACCAGATGATATAGCAACTTGAAAACCTCTAACCCTACTTAGTTGATCGCCACGTGCAAATTCGTCTGTATCTAATCTAACATATTGTTTACCCGGTAATAACGAACTAAAACCGTCCTCTATACGTCTAATCCACGGAAGTAGTGTATGCCTTACAAATGCAAGTCCGTTACTTTCAATATTTGAATATACGTTTGATCCGTCTTTAGATAAAAGTAAATGTGCTGGTATTCTAAATACTCTTGCTATTTCATTTACTATCTGTTCACGTGCTTTTATAAGTTCGTCCCCTGCCGAAGCTGATATAGCTTTCCATTTAAGTCCACCTGTAAGAACTGCTGGTTTTCTATTTCTTGAATGATTGTTTAACCAAGTTTCTTTTAGTACATTAGCTTGTTCAGCTGTAAGTTCTCTATCTGTTTCTAAAACGGAACTTGGTGTACCACCTTGACCATAAAACTGTGCTATGTGTCTTTCCATTGCTAATGCAAGTCCATAAGTATTTCCATTTACTCTTAATGGACTAACACCAATAAGTTGTCCGGGATATGAATACCAAGTGAAATGTAGCATATTGTTTTGTGTAATCTTGCGTTCATCTTTGCCATTAGCGTTTGTTATAAAGTAACATTTTTCGCCATACTGCATTTCTACTTTAATTTTATCTGGGTGTACTGGTGTTAACGCTACTGGTCTGTTTTGTCTATCTCTATCTACTAAAACAAATGCGTTTCCGTGCATTGCCATTGATGTAATGATTTCGTGCATTACTTGAAAGATTGTTTGGTTTACATTTGGTGTTTCTAAAAACTTTGGTTTATCTGTAAATATTGTCTTTGCATTATCATATCTAAGTGTTTTAACTGGTAATAACGCAATACTATCAGCTAATAATGAAATAGCACTAAATACTGTTGAAATACCTAATGCTGATATTTCGTTTACTTTTTCCCCGGTGTAGTTATAAAGACCACCCTCACGTAGTGCTAATAGATCGGTTAGGTTGCCTAAAGCTGCGTCCCTGTTTTCTGCTTTTTTAAATAAACTCATCTAATTGTTAAATAACTTCCTAATATCATAAACGCACCTGCCACTATGTAAGCAAGTGATGTATTTAGTGTATATACACCATAAATTATAAGACCTGCACCGACTACTTCTAGCATTGTTGTTATATAGTTAATCATAAGTTTATAATAGCAACTTCTGGTTCATCATCTAGTGGATCGGGTGCAGTTATTCTATCTAACATCATTACCATTGCAATACAACTATCTATCTTTCTTTTTGATCTACCTTTTGATAATCGCCAACCCATATCGGTTGTTCGTTGTGCAGCTGACATAACTTGATCTGTAAATGTTGGATCGCCATTATGCCTTACTTTATTGTTAGCAATTAAGTCATAAGCATTACCACACGCCGGTATCATTCTTGAATGAGTTTGTGGGAAGTTAACCATTGGTACACCCCGGTCTAACAATACTTGTGCTGAACGTTCAAAAAATGCTGGATCGTATGCTACTTCCTGTACTCTATACTTTTTCATAAGATCAACAACAAATGCTTCTATTTCTTGATAATCCATAAAATTTTCATCTTGTGGTAGCCATATCTTTGCTTGTGTATAAATTACGTCGTTTTCATCTTTTTGTCCGTACACTATGGCAACGCTATCGTGTCTAAGTGCCATATCAATACCAACAAACAACGGTCTATCTGGACTAAGTGTTAATTCTGTATCTTCACACGCTAACCATTGTTCTATTTCAATCCAACTTTCTTCATCTGTTCTAGTCCATTGATTTAAGTGATAACGTTGAAATTCATTTATTGGTAAAGATTTCATTCTACGTCTTAGGTTTTCTATTGGCCACCAGTCATTAGGTATAGCCGGGTTTACTTTTTCCCATATTTTTTCATCTTTTGGATTATCTTCTTCATTTGCACCAATCCACTTAAAATAAAACTCTGGATCTTTTTGTTTACCTTTTTCTTTCAAAATGCCACGTTGATACATACGACCTGCCATACTATCTAAATCGTGTCCTGCTGTTGTAATGTTTAGCACTAAACCGTCTTTACGTTTTGCTGTGTTGTTTGATAAAACGTAATGTACACGTTCTAAGTTAATATTATTCCATTCGTGTATTTCATCAGCTATGAAGCAACTATTACGTCCACCGTCTGCTGTTCCTGCTTTTGCTGCAACTCTAAATGCTCTACCCGGTGCATTCTTAACTTGTATTTCATTTTCAAACGTTTCAACCATATCTCGTAAAAAGATACTTTCAGTACACATAGTTTTCATAGTTCCAAATACTAGGTTTGCTTGTTCATAACTTGCAGCAGCTACGGCAACAAGTGGGGAAGTGACACCACTACCAAGTAATTCGTACATTCCTATTGCAGCTGCTAAAGCTGTTTTACCGTTACCTTTTGGTAATCCAATTAATGCTTCTCTATATTTTCTTTCGCCATTATCTTGTACTTCATATAGATCGTATATAATTGCTTTTTGCCAATCATCTAGTTTAAACGGTTCGCCGTAAAAATCGCCCTCGCCGTGTACGCAAAACTTCTCTATAAACTTAACTACTCTTGCACCCCTAGTTTCTGGTAAGCTAATCATTTTCGTTTTCTTTACAATTACAATGCAAACTACATTCGCAACATAAATTAACGTGGTTTATATTTTTACTCATCATTGACACACATTTTACAAATTATTTTTGTATCGTCTTGATCATAAAACAAATCGTAACATTGTTCACACATAAGTATGTATTCAACTGCACCACTCATTGTAAACACCTACTACACGTGTCTGACCACTTAGCATAAAAGTATTGATTACAATTTTTACAAGGTTTCATATAATCGGTTTGTTTATTTGTTACCATTTTGTAATTTATCTAAGATAAATTCTTGTAATTGTTGATGTTTAATACTTAATCGCATTCTGTCATTTTCTTCTACTGATTTCATTAGTATTATTGTTATTTTTTGTAATTCATCATCAGTAAGTATATTTTGCCAATCATTAATAAATTCAATTATTTTTTCTTTCATATCTACCTATTCTTCCTCTTGTTCTAACATTTTTAATCTTGGATCAATTAATTCTTTTTCTTCATCATCTGTTAAAAGCTGTTGTAGCTGTTTAAAGCCCATTTGTGCTTCCCCAAATGCTATGCCTAACCTTTGTCTAGCTAATGGTGTTAATCCTAACTCTTGCTCTAATTTTAATACTTTTTCTTCTAATTTAAGCGTGAGCATAATTAATGGATTAATTGTAGGTTGTCCTGTTGATCCGACAGATAATAAACCTTTATTGCCCATATTCTGAATAGTTCGGTTTGCACGTTCAACTTCGTCATAATATTGAAATAACCTATAAAATGCCGGGAAGTCAACACGTTGTGCTGTACTTGCTAATTCACTATCCCAATATTCTTTCCAGTAACTACGTGTTTTAGTTAACCACCTTGAATTAGGTTTTGGTGTTTCAAATGCTTTACCACCTTGTATTACATTCAATGAGTTATCCCTGTGTCCTGTTAATTTATCTTTTTGCTTTGGTAATCTACCTCTTTTAGCCATTATATACTTCCAATTAACTCGGCTTTTTGTCCTGTTAAATTTTCCCAACGATCTATTATTACTTGGCAATATTCTGGATCTAATTCCATAATAAAACAATTACGTTCAAGTTGTTCACAAGCTATTAGCGTTGAACCACTACCACCAAAAACATCTAATACATTTTCATTGTCAATAATATTTAAAACCCAAGTCATAACTTTTACTGGTTTTGCTGTTGGGTGTAGTTTTTGTTCCCCAGACCAATGGTGGTGTAATATTCTTGTTTGTTTTCCAAAATTTGACCAAGCTAACTCAAATTCGCTAAATGATAAATTTGGGTTTTTTTTATCCCAACATAACCAATCATTATTAATTGGTAATGTATTTGCATAATAATTACCACCCCATATACACGTATATTTTGCATAATCTAATAATGGTAAAATATCTACTTTGTTTTTATCCCAATCATTACCACGATAAAATTCTTTTTTTCCAGAACCTAATGTTTGATTGTTTGCGTCTATGCCGTATGGTGGATCAATTAAAAGTAAATCTATAAAATTGTTGTTAATTAAAAAATCTAAATGTTTTTTATTAGTAGCGTCACCACAAACAAGTGTGTGGTTGTTTAATTTATATTTTTGACCAAGTTTTATTTCTGTTTGTCTAATAGCTGGTGCTTCATCTTCTATAACTTCTTGTTTTTTTACTAAATCTAATAAATCTTTTTCATCAAATGATGTTGCTTCTAACAATTCTAAATCACTTGCAACTGAACCAAGCATATCTGCTAGAAAGTCCTCATCATACGTTCCTAAATCTGATGTACGGTTATCAGCAAGTGCAAACGCTTTAGCTGTTAATTCATCATCATCAGTAAAAAGTACAGCTATTTTATCCCAACCAAGTTGTTTAGCAGCTGCAAGTTGATGATTACCAGATATAACCGTTCCGTCCTTAGTTGCAACAATAGGTTTACGTTGTCCAAACTTATCGTAGCTTTTTGCAACAGCTTCTACGTTACCTACTCTAGGATTACCGTCTAGGTGTTGTAATTTATCTACTGGGTACGCTAATGGTTTTAGATCGTCTGCTATTTTATGTTTATCGTTCATAATATCCTTTGTATTAGCAATCTTACTTTAAACAACTATGTAACAACATACTACTACATAACACTACAAAACAT